TTTATAAGTTCCGTCAGGTTGCAGAACTTTATCTAGGGATTTAGCCATAAAAATGTATGTACTTATATATCATCTTATCAAATTATTCAGATTTAGCTTCATTAGCTGAAGGTAATACTTCTCCCTGCACTAAAATATCTCTAAATTCTTCTCTATCTATTACTTGTTGATCAAATAATGATGTTAGTGCTGTTATATCTTGACCAATTAATCTTTCAATATCAAAATCTCTACTAATTTTGACTTCTGGAGGTTCAATTCCTACATATTCAGCAGAAAAATTAAAACATTTTTGAAGTTTTTGTTCTAATTCCATTGAAACCATTGCAAGCATAGAGTTAGTGTCAACACGATCTAATCTTCTAGCATCAGCGGATTCAGCTACAAATTTTTGCTGACTAAGTGTACTAATACCTAAAGTAGCCATTTGCATTTGTAATTCTTTAATTTCAGCAGATTGAGCATCAAAAGCACTTGAAGCTGGCTCTACATAATAAATTTTGTTACCAGGCTGTGTAGCCATTGCGTAATTAACAGATATAGCTAAATCTTTTGTCTGATCGTCATAACCCTCCATTACAAGCATTGGCTGTGATGCAACGTGCAAACTATGAATCAAATCAGCCTGTCTTTGAAAATGTGCAAGGTTTAGATATGCAATATCAAGTAAAGGTGGTTTACTTACTAGATTTTCAGTTTTTCCAGAATAAACAGTAACTAAAGGTATTTCACCAAGAGAAAAACTACCAGATTCAGCTAATTTATAATCTTCTCCAGTTGTTCCTGTACTAAATTCACCCATATATGAATTATCATCAACATCATACATTGCATCAATCTGATCTTTTTTGCGAAAAACTCTGTAACTACCAGGTTCTATAACTCTTACCTGTTCATAAACTTTTTCTCCAAAATCTCCATCAGGTAATACAGCTTTTTCTGCAATTCTCGCTTGTATAAGATTTCCATAATTAGACTCTCTATCTAATCTCCAACCTAAAAGATTTGTAGGATCTACTTCAATCCAGTAAGGTCTACGATTCTGTGATCTTTCTTCCGCAAGACTTAATGCTCCAGAAGGTGCAGGATAATCAACAAGGATATGACTTTGACCATAAGTAAGAGAACACATTAGTATTCTTCTTGCATATTCATCTAAATCTGAACCACAACCATCAACATCCATTTTGAATGTATTTGTCCAATAAGGATCTCCTGTTAAAGTTATTGGTTTTCTTAATACAAGACCTGTAGCTGCTCTAATTAACCTTTGTGTAAAAGGTGAAAATACAGCACGATTCACTCTAGCCATATAAGCTGTGTAATCTTCTCTTGGTTCTAAAGGTAAAAATGCTTCACTGTTTTCTCTAAGATATTCAGTACCTTCAGTAACAGCCTTCATTATTTCCCAACCTTTCATCATATCTAAAACAGCCCTTGTTCTAGTAAAAGGACTATCTATATCACCAATACTTGTAGAGGTTTGTACCTTTGTTCTATAATCTCCAGGAATTGAATAAGTCATTTAGCACCTCCATCGTTTTAAAGCTAACGCTTTTCTAGTAGGTCTGCCCTTTTTATCTTTCAACGGCCCAGGCATACCTTTCATACGGGCACAAAAACTTTTTCTTCTCGCTGCTCTTTTACCAGTTGGATTTTTTTCAGTAACAGGTGCTTGTAAATTACTCCCAGTAGCACGATTGTATTTCGCACGACCTTTTGCAGTAAGTCCACCTTTTTTGGATTTTTCTCCTCTACCTACAGATAAACTGACCCCTTTACGTTTTCTCATTTGCCCACCTTTGCCTGTGCTTTTTTATGGGCTTGAGTAAAAGTATCTCCTGCTCTCATTCGCCTTTTCATAAACTCCATGTGCTTATCGCTATGGTGTTCAGAATGTTTTTCTAATAAATTTTTTTGGCGAGTGGTAAGTTTCACTTCTTTTTCTTTTTTTTCTTAGAACGTAACTTTTTAAGATCAGCAGCAGTGATCTTATCCCGTGGTGGAGCAACAGCAGCAAGTTTACGTTGTTTGCTCGAATAAGATCCTTTAGGCATTAGAGATCAAAAGCAGTAGGAGCACCACTCATCTGAAAACTAATGGAAACTGTAGAAATATCACCAACAGTAGAACTTAAAGATGCACCTGTGACAATTCCATTAAACTCAAGTTTTTTATTTCCGCTTGTGTCTACAAATAACTGAAATTTTGCATCTGCTGGATCTTCAGTAGTAATAATGTCAGAAAGAATTCCTGCTGTATCATCTCCTGATGCTGCTGTATACAAGAGATCGGCTGTGCCACTACCAGAAATCATACTTCCAACATACTTTCTAGCAGTATCGCCATGAGCAGTACACTCTAATGTATCTTTTGTAAGATCAAAACTCCATGATGTTGTTGAAGTTATAGTGCCAGGACTAACTCCATCTGCTGCAAAAGCAACAGAGCCTTCTTCGCCACGAAAAAATGCCATGATTCTAAGAAAAATTTACTTATAACAATATATTACCTTGAAACTGCGTTTTTCACAGTTATTTTTTCTTCTTTTTACGTCTATGTTGATAACTTATCTTTTTACTACCTGTTTTTTCACGCTTAAACCTTGCTTTTTCGGCTGCTGTCATTTCTCCAGTAGTCTTAGGTGTCTTACTTGATACACGTTTACTAGGTCTGCAAGCTGGATAACCTCGTTTTTCGCCTTTTTTTCGACCACAAGGCTTGCCAGTTTTGACATCAACCCAATTTTCTTTAAACCAACGGGTTAATCCACCACTACTTCTTGCCACGTTTTTTCTCCACTCGGTAAGTACCGCCACGTTTCTTATACTCTCGTACAAGCCACGCATTGGCATAAGCAGAAGGATAAACCTTGAATTTACGTTTAGCCTCTGCTTTTACCCTAGAGTATAACGCTTTATTTACAGGAACATTCACTTCTCTTTTTACCTCCCTTCTTTTTCTTCTTCTTTTTCTTAGTTGTAGAATGGTACATAGTAAGAATTAGGTATCTTAGTATATTCTAAACGAAGTCTGACCTAATGTCTCTGGTTTTGCAAGGTTGAATTGCTGTAGACAGAGATACCCAAAAGCATCAAACGCATGGTCTACTCCCAAGTTTTTATTTGGCAAACCAGTATTCGGTGCATAAGTTAAAGTTCTAAGCGATTTTATCAATTCTTTACAACGAGGATGTATTAAAGTTCTTCGAGTTCCATTTGCATCATACAGAGCAGTATTAACAGCAGTAATCTTATCTCTAATTTTCCAGGGTGATTTAGGACTCATAACAGTAAAACCAGACCTTCTAAGAATTGTATGGTCTGTTGCACCAACTCCACTTGTTTTTCTTGCACTACCCGTTGGGTCAGGACAAGCAATAACTCTTCGATCTACTCCATATCTTCTTGTAACCTCTTCTGCAAAATCCCAAGTTGTAGCTCCACCCGTCAACATAATCTCATCAAATACATAAAGAGTGTCATTATGTTTAACAGCACAAATTCCTGCCATAGGGTCAACGTTAAAATCTAAACCCAACAACAATGGCAGCATATGTAGGTCTTGCACTTCCTTATCAATATTGTCATCTGCAAAGCTAACAGCAACTAAACCAGTTAGATTTTCAAAACTTGCTTCAAATTCCTGCCTGAATGTCCTTGCATCTAATTGTTCTCTAGCAGCTTCTACTTCCTCTGGTGCAACATTTCCCCCTTCTATCGTAGTAAAACTCCATCTCTTCCAATCATCCCATTCCTGCTCGCCACAAAAGCACCACATATCATAAAACCAACTAGCAGTTCCATCAGGTGTACTAATAAATAATGCCCACCCCTGTTTATCGGCTAAAGCAGGTCGAATTACCTCTGCCCATACATCTCGATCCATAAACGCTGCCTCGTCTAATACAACCCCTGCTAGGCTCCTTCCCCTCAATGCCATAGCATTCTCTGTACCCTTCAATTCAATAGTCGATCCATTTATCAATTCCAACCTTAAATCTGTCTCATTTTTACTCTGAACCCAAACTTTAGGCACTAATCTCTTCAATTCCTTCCACGCAATATCCTTTGCCATCCGATAAGTAGGAGCACAATAAAAATAAGTTTCCCCAGGTCGATTGATTGCTCCTCTGAGCAGTTCAATACAGGATAAATATGATTTCCCAAACCTTCTTCCTGCAACCAACACCCGAAATCTTTTATCACAATTAAATACCTCCCCTTGTGCATACCTTAAACTAATCTCTGGTTTGTTTTTTACCGCCATACAATCAAAAATAACAGAAATTTTATTCTCTACCCCCTATTTATAGCCTAATTCCGCTTTTTTAGGTTATTATTCGATTATTAACTCCTTTCAGATTAAGTCCGTGGCTTCTTCTACTTTCCCAAACGATATAACACCCCCAATAGCTCAAACTAAAAAACGTGGTAGACCTAGATTTGTAGCTCGATCAACAGCAGAAAAGGTTCAAGAACGTGCTCAACGCCTATACTCAAGACAATTAGACGGCCAAACTACTCGCCAATTAGTAATAGAACATTCAAAAATTGAAGGTATCTCAGAAACTACAGCCTGGCAGGATTGGGATAAAGTAAAACATTGGAATACCGAAGATTGGGATAAAGATAGAGAAAATATGCTCCCACGACTTCAAGCCATGAGAGTTCGTCTATTCAATAAAGCAGTTAAAAAAGGCCAACTTCAGACAGCAGCACAGATACTAGACTCTTTAGGCAAAGTAATAGGTGAATCCGTTGAAACTGTAAACATCCAAGCTCCAGAGCTTTCAATTAAAGTCGAGTCAAAGTAACGAAGATTTCGGATATATATTTAAGTTCCTCGCCTGCCCCATAGTAAAAAAATTTTTGCAACACCACCCCATATATGCTCTAAGGTACCTACAAGCCTCTGTGATAGCACTGTAATATAACTTGCTTATGTTAGTACCTTAGAAAATATCGCCTCTTAAAATCGATTCTCAGTGGAGTTAGAAATATTTGTTAATAAACTTGCTTTTATATCAGATATATGTTAATGTGATATTATCATAATTGGTACATGGTGTAAAAACTTTTTTCCCTATGTACAAAATATGATATCCAACCTTTTGATACTTTGCATTCTCTGATGTTAAGACTATCTCGATAGATTAACCGCTCCAGAGAATACTAAACCAAAGAATCAAAAAAGCAACTAGAAAATCTATCACCCTTCCTTCTTATGGACTCACAAGAGTTAGCAAGACGTAAGTCTTACATGAACATCGAATTGTGCAACAATTTCAAATTAGCCTTTGAAATTGCACTTTCAAAAATATCAGTTGATGAAGAAGAATACTTCAAAAAAAATATGATGTTTTTGGAAGCAACAAACAATAAGCATCCCAAGTGGCCTAATTGTTTATTCTTTAAGGATTATCAGACTAGGGAGACTATTAGAATTGGTTACGATCTTATGGATTGTATTTAATTATGATCGGTTTCACTTGTATTTATCCAGAGTATGAAAAAGACCTAATACAAAAAAATATTAGGTATGAAAAATGCTACTCGAAAAAGTCTAAAAGACTATGGTTAAAAATTCATCCTATGGATGAGTCAAACCATTGGGACTTTTTTCACTCCATCGATACTTACGTTAAGTTTGTACTCGATGATTGAATTAGATCTGGAGTAACTTTGTTACTCCTTACCTTCCTTTATTCCTTCCAAAAAAAACTATGGAACTATTAATTTTAATCGGTGGTGCATATGCACTTTATTTAGTTGGTTATTCAATAGCCGTACATATTGACTATTGGAGTATTAACAAAAAATGAGAACTTATCTATTAATTTTTTCATTCTTAATTTTAACTTGGCAGGGTATTGTTATCAGCAATACACTTGGCCAAAGATTAGAACAAAGAACCGAACAAGTACATCAACTACTTAAGGATATTTAATATGGGTTATTCAAATCCTGACTACTATTACCATAAGTTAATTATGGATTTAACAGTAGAAAAATCTGAACTAAAAAATCAAGTTATCAGATTACAAAAAAAATTAAACCAATTACAAAAGGAGTCCAAACAATGTCAGAAGTAAGAACAAAAGTTACTCAAACAAAAGGAGGCGGATTTTTAATTGAGAATCCTTACGCCTCAAAAATTAAGTTTACTTGCGGGGATGGATCAGTTGTTGAAGTTCCCGAACTTAGCTTAAGATTAATTCTCACAAGATTATATGTTTCTTATACTCGTGATGTTTGCGGGTTAAGGAGATCTGCGGTTACTTGGTTAAATGATGTATTCGATGAGAAACACACTTACAAGTTTTGGCAGAAAGCATTCAAAGAAAACGGAGTACATGAGGCTCTAAAAATTAGAGAACCAAAAATCTAAAATAAATCACCCGCTAAAAATAGCGGGTTTTTTTTTGACTAAAAAAAAGCCTGGACTAAAAAAATTTTTCATTAAAAAAAAAAAAAAAAAAAAAAAAAAAAAAAAAAAAAAAAAAAAAAAAAATTAAAAAAATTAATCTTATAAACTGAATGCAAAAATTGAATGCAAAAACTGAATGCAAAAATTGAATGCTTTTTTTTATTGGATGTTTCAAATAATACCTTACATATAAACAGTAATTTGATATCATATTAAGGTAAACATATTATTTATTTACTATGACCACCACACCAACAAAAAAATTAAAAGAGTCAAATTTTGGTTTTATTCATTATTCAAGTGCATTAAGTCACTATATGGATAAAGATTTTAATATTGCTATGGAAGTATTTGGAATACTTGAAAACAAATATTTTTATCAAGACTGGGGAATTGTTGAAAGTGATTCAATAAAATTTAATAATGAAACAATAAAGAATGAGAATGGAGGGGATATTTTAGCGGCATATATTTTGAGCACTGGAAAAAAAATATGGATAAAGACTGTAGGCTATGGATTAACAGAGGATAAAATGAACTTAAAACAATATTCAAAGATGGATTATAAGAATACTTGTTTAATGTTTCCAGAGGATTATTAAAATGTATTTAACATTATTACCAGCTTACGGGAGAGATTATAAAAGCAAAAAAGCTTTTATTGAGGATATAAAATCAAACAAAGATTTTATAGTTGCTGAGAGTAGACAATATATAAATAGACAACAGTTTAAAGAATTAGATATAAATGAATTTTTTATAAGATATAAAAATTTAACTCAAGTAAAAAAAATAAATGTAATAAAAGATTTATAAATTAATACTTTCATTTAGGGATGTTTAAAACATCCTTAAATAAAAGTATTTTTTCAAATACTTTTAACCTTCCAAATTATTTAAAAAGATCATGAATGAACTTTTAAAAATGTCAAAAGGTAATAAAAAATTAAAAAACACTTTAATTTTTGATTTACCAGCTGGACGTACTTGTCCAATGGCTAATGAATGCAAGTCCTATGTTGTTATGAATGCTAATGGCAAGACTAGTTTAAAAGATGGCGAAAATAATATTTTTCGATGTTATGCAGCAAGCCAAGAGAATCAATATCCTAACGTATATAATGCTAGAAAATATAATTTAGATGTAATTAAAAAAACTTTAAATAGGGGATTTTATGGGGATGGTTTTTTTAATACATATGAATTAATAAATGAATCTATTAAAAAACATATAAATAAAAATATAGATAAAGTAAGAATTCACTCTAGTGGAGATTTTTTTTCGGGTGAATATTTAAGAGCATGGTTAAAAGTAGCTAGAGTTAATGAACATTTAAAATTTTATTGTTATTCCAAAAGTTTACATTTATTTGGAACTAATATATCTTTACCAGATAATTTCTTTTTAACTGCTTCAATGGGTGGATTAAGGGACGATTTAATACATAAGGGACATTTTAAAAGATGGGCAATTGTTGTTAATAGTGAAGCTGAAGCAATAAAAAAAGGTATTGAACATATAGGCAAGCCGTACAAAATAGACAAGGATGATTCAAGTTGCTTTAAACCTGATCCTTTTGCGTTATTGATACACGGGACTCAAAAAAAAGGATATTTCAAAAATTTAAAATAATTTATTTAATTTTTAAAAAGTAAAAAATTAAAAATTGAAATAAAAAATCAAAATTAGTTTTTTTTACTTTTTGGCTTGAATGGGTTGAATGAATAAATGCTTGAATCTCAGATTGACTAAATTCTGAATGATCATGAATGAATTGTTTAACTCTCGACATGAATGTATGTACATAAACTATATTTATGATATCATACTTATTACATTCCTATATAAAAAATTATGAATGAACACACTATAAAAATTCCTTGCAGAATTTCAGAGTTATTACCAGAGCATCAAGTAGTAATTATCAGATTAATTAATCACTTGGCAAGCTCTGGAGATTTATATAAAGATAATGTAATTAAAAGATTAGATGATATTACATTAGAAAATTGTTTAACTTTTTTTGAGGATAAGAATTAATGGATATTAAAAATAAAAAGCAAATTTATAAAAAAGTGCAAAATTCAGCACTTAATTTACTTGTCTGGAATAATGATTTACCAGATTCTATAGGTACTTTAAATATAAAATTAACAAAAGAAGAGATAGCTAAGTTAAAAAATATTGTTTGGTACATACAAAATAAAAAATTATGGAGATAAATAATGGCAAACAATAACGAACATAAAGAAGAAATTATTGAAAGAATAAAAGAGTTAATAAGAGAAGGTAAACCTAAAGATAGGATAATGGCTAGGATTAAAGAAGAATTTAAGGGGTTAGTTAATCCAACTACACCTTACGAATGGTGGAAAGATATTATTAAAGATCAAGATATTAAAGAATGGGAAAAAGAAAATAAAGAGAAAGTTATGAGTCTTTATGATCATAAAAGAAAAGCTAAAATTGATATGTATTATTGGACTTTTTATAGATATGAAAAGCAATTAAAGAAGTTTGAAAATAAGCAAAGTGAAGATCCAGACTTATTAGATGAGATATATAAATTACAAGATAGGTTACATAATAATTATTTAAAAAAAGTTGAATAATTTACTGGCATTAATTTATTAAGTAAGTCCAGTACTTTCCAAATACGAAAATTCGGTAACGAAAATGAAAAAACAAAGACTTTTGCTTGATAGAGCAGCTTTCCTTCAATGGAAATATGCAGACTACGAGGAAGATTGGCAAAGTGCTGTCGAGTTAATTCAAGACAAATTAAGTAATCAAAATGAAGCAACTATTAGTTTAGAT